GTTTTTTCTCTAGCCTGTCATCTTTTTCCCAAGGCAATTCGTCTTCCATATTCCCTCCTATATTCGTCTAACTTACGTTGATAGAACTCTACCTGTGCCAACAGCTTACGTTCTTCACTCTTGAACGTTGATGCACGCTTGCAAGGATAACAGACTTCTCCTGTTTCCGTGAACTGTTCTTTCGGTCAATGTGTCTTGCAACGTTCGCATGTTTTATGTCCATCGGGAGCCTTCACGCAGACTCCTCATCAAACTGTGCGCGGTTCCCTGTGCATTGTGGGTCGTACACCATAACAGGAACAACCTTAACGACAAGCGGGCGTCATTCTGGTTGCTTATTGAACAGTCTGCGCAGCATATACGAACGCGCAACACTGACCACAGTCATAAACAATACCAGCGCCATATTCTGGCTGTCAGTGATTGCAATTCCTGCCCAAGCAAAGAACCATATCTGCGCAAAATATGCAATCACAAATCCGACCGCTGTGTTCGTTACAGCTTCCACAAGCGACATTCGCCTAGATTGTTCACTCATAGGTTATTCCTTTTGTTGTGATAACGCAGTGTAGCGGTGACTAAGTTTGAATGCAAACGCGTGTCACTTATGACCACAGTGAGCGTCTTTTAATCGGTGGTGGGCTGTGTGCCGCCCCTACCGACTCGGAAATTATCGCTACTTATAAATCTAGGCTAATTTTACAAATGAGGAACAGCACGCCGTTCCTGTTATTCCTTAAACATTCACAATTCACAGAAAATACTCGATTTCGGGGTGACGCGATAAAGATCGCCGATTTTACGTTGGGCTAATGCAGTTTTTTCGGGTGAAATAAAATAATAAACGAACAAAAAAGAAGGAAGGCTAATTTCCTTCACCCCTAGCAGCATTAAGGGGTTCCTTACTATATATACAACAAAAATATATATAAATTAGTAATTAGTAAGTAAATAGAGAGTCTTTTCTTTTCAGTGGTGGTGATACTTAGGGGGCCACCACCGAAAATAAAAGAAGGTATAAGGGAGGGGGGGCTGTAACTAAGTTAATTTCAAAAACTTATAGTAACGTCAATAATTAGCCTTTTATAATGCGCTCACACCTACAAAGGAGTTCACAATGCTACCGTTCGTCGTTACACAAGAGGGAAAATTCAGGGAACCGCGTTACCCGACAGGCCCGTTTGAAAATCTAAAAGATGGGGAATGTTTCTACATGGACTTTCATACAATTTACAACGACAGAAGGTTTCGTCTTCACTGTGCAGAAATGGGAAGAACTTTGGGCTGCATGTTTTCCTGTCGACGTGACAATACGTCCGAGACATATGAAGTCACGCGCCTTTCTGACCAGCGGGATAGAAAATCTTACCCTCTTATTCAGCTGGAAATAGGTGAGGCTTTTTATGTTCCAACAGATGTAGAATCAGGGGAACAAGCGTTCAGGGTTTGGATATCCACACAAGGGAAAAAACAAGGTAAATCGTTTGGAGTTAGAAAGCACGAAGAACACGAACTCTATGAAGTATTTAGAAAGGCATAACCATGTATGACATCAACCTAGGCAGCGGAGCTGCTCCTGCACATCTTATAGGAGCAGTTTCGGGCAACGATTACTTCAACGAGCACCGCGAACAATGGTCTGCGGAAATACAAGCCAAGCTCGAAGAGGTGGGCTTCCCGTTATCCCTGTGGCCAACGAATACACATAGCCAGAATAAAATCATCTATCAGTGTAAAGCGTTCGGAAAGCTGCCCCGCAATTTATTCACGGAAGTTTCATTCGTTAGCGGTGAAATACACACTGAAAGCATTGATGCACGCATTGCGCGGCGAATGGAAGCATTGCCCTATATTAAGAATCAGTTTTACGTCTTCACAGACGGGGAGGATTGGTGGCCTTACGATAAATTCTTCCTCGTTTCAGACGCAGAATCGTTTCTTCGGTACTGTACCTATGAAACAGCGCGTGCTGACCCCGCTGTACTCGCAACAGGGGGCACTAAAAACGGCAGGGGGCGGCCGCGGAATACCGAGGCTCATGCTACTAAAGAAGCGCGTGCTGAACGCTACCATGCCTGGCTGGCCGAGTGTGCTTCTTACCGTTCACTCGTTGCGGAAAAGAAACAGCAATATCTAGAAGCCAGAGCGGTAGCAGACAAGTTTCGCCAAGAGTTGCACGAGCTAGAAACGGCCGGTGCTCCGAAGTGGATGCCATGACGCACGTTGCAGTCATAAAGTGAGCCACGTACAATGCACCGCAATCACAACAAAGGAAGCAACAATGACAACTCTTAATGAAGCGCAGAAGAAGTTTAACGAGAAGTATATCACGAGCTCTGAGATAATGCAGACGCTGAACGTCACCCGCACAAGCATTTTATCCGCACGCAGGACAAAGAAGCTGCCCGACCCGATTGACATCCAAGGAAAGATATTTATCTGGGAGAGAGATAAGGTGACTCCTTACCTCAACGCCTGGAAGATGGTACTGGATGCCCGTCGAGGGATTGTTGCATGATTCCAACTCAATGGGAACGCATACCAGAAGAGCTTCGGTATGTTCCAAAATGGTGCATCGCTGCACCTGACAAAAGCCCTTTCACAACAGGTGGACAGCGTGCTTCAGTAACAGCTCCCTCAACGTGGTCCGATTGGTATAGCGCGTCGCTGACGGCTGCTCAATGGGGAGGTGGGGCTGGTATTGGTTTCATCCTTTCTGAAGATGACCCGTTTACCTGTATTGATCTTGACGTCAAAGACGATACCTCACCTGAGCAGATCGAACGCTTCTGGAAAATCGTGCAAGCGTTTGACAGCTACACTGAGCGCAGCCGGAGCGGTAAGGGCCTGCACATCTGGGTCAAGGGTAAGGTGGGCACAGGTTGCAGGCGCGACGGTGTGGAGGTATATAGCGGGCAGCGTTTCATGATATGCACGGGTGACGCTGTGTTGTCCAAACCTGTTGAGCACCGCCAGGAGTTGCTGGACTTGCTTGTTGCAGAAATCCGCGCCGCTGCACAGACAAATCATATTGAGCTAGTTGAGCAAGAAGAAAAGGTAACAGACGAAGAGCTGTGGCAGAAAGCAGCGGACGCAAGCAACGGTGACAAGTTCAGAGCCTTGTGGTTAGGGGATTGGCAAGCAATGCAATATCCTTCACAGTCTGAAGCAGACCTGTCCTTGCTCTCCATGCTGTGCTTCTACACGCGCTCGAATGAACAGGTGCGCAGGCTGTTTCGTTTGTCAGGTCTTGGGCAACGCGACAAGGCGCAAAAGAACAACCGTTATATCGACCGCACGCTGGCAATGATTCGCGGTCGTCAGCAGCGTGAGGACTTACAGGTCGCGCAGGCACAGGCCAACGCTGTGCAACTTGTGGAGCGCGCTGCTCCATCGAAGTTGCTTCCTGTTGATACCCCGTCCACATTGGAATGGCCTCCCGGCATCATCGGGTTCGTTGCGCAGTGGTTCTATTCCATTGCGCCGCGCCCCGTGAAGGAGGTTGCAATCGTTTCCGCACTGGGCTTCTTTTCCGGCATCTGCGGACGTGCGTACAATATCAGCGGCAGCGGGCTGAACCTATATATCGTTCTTGTTGCTCGCAGTGCTATCGGGAAGGAAGCGATGCACAGTGGCATCAGCAAAATGATTCACTCCTTGTTGTTGACATGCCCAAGCGTTAGCCATTACATTGATTTCGCAGACTATGCGTCAGGCCCCGCGCTGGTCAAATCTATCAGTGACCGAAAGAGCTTCTGCAATGTCGCGGGGGAGTGGGGGCGCAAGCTGCGCAAGATGTCAGATGACCACAATGAGGGGCCTATGTCGTCCTTGCGCACAGTGATGACGAACCTGTACCAGAAGTCTGGCGCGGGAACTATTGTTGGCGGGATTGGGTACAGCGACAAGGAAAAGGACGTTAAATCTACAGACGGTGTCGCCTACAGTATGATTGGCGAAACAACACCTGACACATTCTATGAAGCTCTTACGAATACAATGATGCAAGACGGATTCATGTCGCGCTTCATTGTTGTGGAATATGCGGGTCTGCGGCCTGAACTCAACACCGCACAAGACCAGGCACTTCCTGAAGGGTTCGTGGAACACATGCAGAACCTCATTAACTTTGTTGACACGAAGTTTGACGGGTTTCAGGACGTTGTTATGGCCAAAGCTGCGCAAGACTTGGTTGACCAGTTTGACAAGGAGTGTGACAAACAAATCAACGGGACGGAAGACGAGTCATGGCGCCAAATGTGGAACCGTGCTCACCTTAAAACTTTGAAGGTGTCCGCTCTGCTTGCCGCGGCAGACAATCATATGAACCCCGTTGTATCCAAAGAGCACGCTGAATGGGCGCTCAACCTTGTAAGACGTGATATTAAAATCATGGGGCGTAGGATGGCGGAAGGTGATGTCGGTGACGGTGATATGGTGCGCGAGCGCAAGCTGTTGAGCTTGTTGTCGGAATACCTACGGAACAAAATTGCGCCTGGATACAAGGTGCCTGAGGAGATGCGCAAGGCGGGTGTAGTCGCTCGCAGATATCTTCAGATTCGGTTGCAGAGAACGAACTCTTTTGCCAAGCACCGAGCAGGTCAATCCGCTGCGCTGGACATGACAATCAAGAGCTTGGCGGATAGTGGATACCTTGTTGAGATACCGAAAGACAAGATTCCGGTAGAATGGAACTTTCATGGAAAAGCCTACCGCATTGTCAGTCTTCCTGATGTCAATTAAAACTTGTGACGTAACATGCGTCACGTTAATATAACGAACATAACTTAACTAAAGGAGCCCACTATGAATTACCAAAGTTGTGCCAGCATGGCATATTCGGACACCGCTGCACAGCAGCGCGCAGACAAAGGGCCAGTCGTTGGTACTGGTAGCGAAGGTGGCGACAATGACTAATATCCCGGCAAACACAGTGACTCCTGAAGACCTTGTTGAATGGGACAGGTTGAAGCAGAAGTTAAACAAAGTCAAAGCGGCGGAAATGCTCCTGCGCCAGAAGATCTTTGCTGCATACTTCCCAGCCCCCAAAGAAGGCACAAACGACGCACCGCTTGCCGCCGGTTGGATTCTGAAGGGTAAGTACACCATCAACCGCGAAGTTGACCTAGGCGCTCTAGGAGCTCTGCGTCCGCAATTGGTGAAAGCTGGTATCAAGGCGGATGACCTTGTTCAATACAAACCGTCGCTCGTGCTCAAGGAATACCGCACGCTGACAGCTGAACAGGTGCAACTCTTTGATCAAGTTCTGATTGTGAAGCCTGGTTCACCCGCGCTGGAAATCGTATTGCCTGCGAAGGCAAAGAAAGCAGGGGAACAAGCGTGAGAACTACAAAGCCCAAGGCGCCTAAGAAGTTTAGAAAACCAAAAATTTCAGTGTCTTTCCATCACTTCCCCGTTTTCGACAAAGTTACGTGGCTCTTTGCGGATCACGTGGAAAGAACGAAAATGACGTTGACATATATTAGGGAGTTTGACAAAATGAATGGATTTGCTCCTGGAAATTCCTATACTTTCGGAGGTGTTACTGTATGAAACCACAAATCCAAGTTCATCAGTGCATTCTGCCCAAGAAAGTTGTCTATCAACTAGCGAAGGCGCTGAATTATGAGTGCCCGCCTATGCTGGTTGTGTTCACCGACTTGCGCGGTAACTTGCGCCATGAAATGGTTCCAGTGAAATGAGTACCGTCAAACCAATGCTGGCGAGCGATTACGAGGAGTCGAAGATTCGGTTCCCTGTGATTGCTCAACCCAAGATTGATGGCGTGCGTTCGCTTAACATGAACGGAACGTTGACTGGGCGCAGCTTGAAGAAACATGCCAACTTCTACACGACAACGTTCTTCAGCCACACCGACCTGATTGGCTTTGACGGGGAAATGGCAGCAGAACGGGAGACGCACCCTGACCTCTGCAGGCTAACCACAAGTGCATTGAGCACCATCGAAGGCCAACCGTTCATTCTTTGGTGGGCCTTTGACTATATCACTGAACAAACGAAAGACCTTCCTTACTGGAAAAGATGGGAGTGTCTTAGCACAAGAGTGAATGACCTTCGCAACTACGGAGGGGCCCCGCATCCCGCACAACATCTGCGCGTCGTTCCGTCTGTGCTGTGCCACACACTAAATGAGCTTCTTGCGTTTGACCAGAAGTGCTTGGACATGGGGTTTGAAGGTACTATCATTCGTGACCCAGAAGGGAAGCACAAGCAGGGGCGCTCCACTGTGCGCGAGGGAGGGCTGCTCCGCATTAAGCGATTCATTGACGCGGAGATTGTGGTCACTGAAATCCTTGAAGGCGAAATGAACGGGAATGATGCACAGCTTAACGAGCTAGGCTTGCAGTTCCGTTCCTCACATCAAGAAAACATGGTTCCAAATGGTATGGTTGGCGCAATGATGGGGCGCTTGCTTGCGGATGTTGTTTCGAACGGAACTACGCTATTCAAGGTGGGGGAAATTGTCAAGGTTGGCGCGGGTAGAATGCTCCACGAAGACAGGGTAAAGTTCTTCAACAATCCCGAGCTACTACTTGAACAGATTGTCAAGTTTAAGATGTTCCCGCATGGGGTCAAAGACAAACCCCGCTTCCCGACATTCCAGTCCCTACGAAGCCCGACTGATATGTAATCAAAACAGAGAGTTGGGCGCTCTGTTAAAATGTTTTCACCGTAGCAATACGAGTTCACTAGGAGATACAAATGGCATTGAATTTCACTACTACTGACAAAGCCGCTCAATTGAACGGTGTCAAAGTGTTGGTATATGGCGGAGCGGGTACTGGAAAGACAGTCCTCACGAGCACTGCGCCAACGCCGTTTCTTATCTCCGCAGAAGGCGGGGAACTATCCTTGCGGAGCATTGCAATGCCTATGGCAAAAGTTGCCAACGTGGATGACCTGCGTGATATCTACGCATGGTGCGAACGCAGCAATGAAGCGAAACAGTTCCAAACTATCTGCATTGACAGCTTGAGCGAGATTGCTGAAGTTGTGCTCAACAATGCAAAGAGGCAGGTTAAAGACCCGCGCCAAGCATACGGAGAGCTCATCGAAAAGATGGAAACGACGATTCGCATGTTCCGTGACCTTCCTGGCCGAAATATCTATATGAGCGCCAAGATGGAACCAACGAAAGACGAGCTGACGGGTGTGATTAAGTATGCCCCCGCTATGCCCGGAAACAAGCTCGGGCCGAAGCTCCCATATTTCTTTGATGAAGTATTTCGGCTCGGTATCAACAAGACTACACAGGGTGAGTCCTACCGCTTTCTCCAGACTCAACCTGATTTGCAGTACGAGGCAAAGGATAGGTCCGGTGCCCTTGCCCCCGTGGAACAACCTCACCTGACACACATCTTTAACAAAATCCTAGGAGTTTGAAAAATGGCACAACTTAATTTTGACGCAACAAATGTTCCACAAGCAGATTCAGTCGACGCAATCCCAGCGGGTTGGTATAACGCCGCAATCGATCAGTCTGAAATGAAACCTACCAAAGACGGGCTCGGCGCGTATTTGGAAACCCGTTTCAACATCTTGGACGGTCAGTACGCCAACCGTAAAGTTTTCACCCGCCTGAACTTGCGCAATGCCAATCCGGTCGCCCAGGAAATCGCATACAAGCAACTGAGCTCCATCTGTCATTCAGTCGGTGTTATCCAAGTCGCTGACAGTCAACAGCTCCACGGTCATCCGCTGAAAATCAAGGTCAAGGTTCGCGCAGCGACAGGTGACTACGAAGCCAGCAATGAAATCAGCGCGTTCAAAAACATCAATGAACAAGTTGACGCAGTGGGCGCAGCACTAGCAACAGGCGGCGCACCTTGGGCCGCACCAGTAGCACCGGCAATGGCACCCGCACAGCCTGCGCCGCCTCCTGCTGCCGCTGCTCCTGCATGGCAAGCTCCTGCTG